TGTATTTTTCTGTTGATACAAAGTACCTGCCCTGGTTTAAAATCTCTTTTTGGAATATCTGGAGTCATTGTTAATCCAAACGTTGTTGACAGTACTCAGTAAACATGCGTTCCATATGCCACTCGTTGCCCTGTGGAGTGTCAGCAAACTCATGAAAGCAAGGTGTACCTAATGTGTAGTGTAGTAGTTTAGCATCTGGATTAGGGCCATATTCGTCTGGCAACCAGTTCCATTCTTTAGGTAGCTCACCAATACGCTCATCGTCTAACCAGGAAAAACGATGCAGGTAAGAGCCCGAAGATTTTTGTATAAACTCGGGTGTTAATTTTCTATTAGGATGATTACTGCAATTCCAAAGTATTACACTCGACCAATTTTTTCTTGGATAATCTTCATTCTTGGCACCAAGATATTTTTCAGTCATCTTGGTTTTGTAATCGTGTTTAACCACCATAACATCTTTGTTGCCTTCACGTAGTTCCCACAGCTTAACTATATCGTCTCGAACAATCATATCGCCATCAATGAATATTGCCCAACCTGTGTAGCTCATTAGGTGCGGAACTAAAAAACGTGTGTAAATGAAATGATTTGATCCATCAGTGTGTGTTTCTTCATAGTCTTGAAACAAGTTTAATGCGATGGGCATGATTGCCACAGGCTGACTAGCATGACGAATGATACTGTTCACGCAGGTGTGAAAAGCAATGGCTTCTCTAGGATCGTATCCAACAAAAATTGGTATTGGGGTCATTGTCTTTCTATGTCCTCTTCTACACAATTAGGACCATACTGTATTTCTACAATTCTGCAAGGTTGGTCAAATGGGTTGTATAGTCGATGCCATTCGTTTGTAGGAATATGATAACTATCGTGTGTTTCTAGAGAAGTTTGACGCTTGCCTTCGCCTTCTACCACACACCGGCCTTCTGACACTTGCCAGTATTCTGCTCGACTACTGTGTCGTTGCATACTGAGTGTTTGACCAGGGTTGACTGTAAGTTCTTTAACTTTAGTTCCTGGCACTTCGTGTAACACACGATAATAACCCCAAGGACGGTCTGTCTTGGGTGCTTTCCACTCTTGTAAGATCCAACTACTACTATTTGCTTTATTGGTTCCGCCTACACCAAACATAAATTCAACACCCTCAACAATCATTTCTGGAATATTATCTTGAGTGCGGTCTCCACCGTTGGCAAATATGATACGATCTTGTGGGTAGTGGGCTTGGGCTTGTTCTAGCAAATGACATGCTGTGCCATCTTCATCATCGAACGTGTATACTTCATCTACCATTGCTAGGTTATTCAATATGCACAGTCTTTCAGTCCAGGGCATGAAAGCACGACCTTTTTTACGCTCAAGCCATTCATCACTGTTGATGCCCACTATGAGCATGTCACCTAATAGACGAGCTTCTTTGAGTAATTTAATGTGTCCAGAATGTACGGGGTCAAACCCTCCGCTAACTACCACTATTGTTTTCATGCAGATATTTATGTGCGTATATTATCTCGGAGTTCTAAATATTTGATATTGTTCTACTAGATCTGCCGGCACAGTTGAATTAAATTCTGCTCGATTAAACTGACTCCAACAAATATGTTCCCACCAAGCGGCACGATCGGGCCGATTATCTATAGCCAAATTTTCAATACCACCCATGAGCAAGGTAGTCATACTAGCATCTGTAGTGTAGGCAGGTATGCCTAACAAACACGCTTCGACACAGGCCATGGTTCGTTCTCCAACAACAGCTCTGGCCCCTGCTAATTGTTCCACATATCTGGGCCAACGATTGTCTTTTGCACCAGTTTTTTTACGCCAGCGTATTTCACCCGACCAATAAGGTCGCACAGCCGCAGTCAATCTAGCTCTAAATTGATCAAGATTTTCACCAGTACGTTCTTGCAGTACTACTTCCACAGGCTGTATGCCTATAACATATCCGTCAGTGTGTGACTGCCACGGTTGTTGTGCTGGTGTTGGAAACAAGTGTGCCCGACTGTGTGGTACGGGTCGCATGGTCATGTTATGGTGACCATTGTAGGTTACTCTGCGAGTTTCTCTACGTGGAGTATCTGGACCCCAGTAGCCATATTCGATTTCTATATACGGGCGGCCTTCGGCTATGTATTCGTTAAGTGGCGACCACCATGGAGCATAATGGGTGGCTATTAAAACATAATCATCTGGAATATCAACTACCCGATCAAACACTTTGAGGCCGCGTTGCCGCCAAGGTTCCAAGGTCCACTTGGCATGCTCGCCTGGCATGTCTAGTGCATAAGCATATTTCATCGTTCTAGTATAAGTCTAAGCTCAGGTTTTCCTGCGGCAAATTCTACCACTTCGTTGTACACAATACAGCAGTCGGTAAAGCACTTGGCTACACGCTCACGCCACCATGCCGGCGATTCAATAATCAAGTGTGCATTGCGGCCATCAGGTAGACTTTTTTTAGCCGGATAACAGGCAATGATTAACCAAGCACTGCGAGAAAACAACGCATTCATCTGTTGTAGACTTTGATTTAAAAATTCTGGTTCAAAGTGTTCTATTACGTCGTTGCTGATTAAACAATCATAACTGTTTAACGGTATACTTTCAAATTCAGGAACACCTGGATCGTAGCCATCAATTACTCTAATCTCTGGAAAATCTGCTTTTAATTGTTCTACAAGCCGACCCTTGGCACAGCCGTAATCTAAAATACTTTCTGGTTGATATTTTTTAACGAAATCTCGTACAGGATCATATTTGACCAACAGGCCTTTGAACTTATTTTCTTTTTGTAATTGTTTTAAACTATTTTGATAGTCGGGTGTAATTAAAGTCATTATTTTAGGGCCATACTCATGAGACTGTGGTCAACCCAAGGCACAACTAGATCTTGTTGCCGCAAATAATTGTGGCCATATATGCTACGAGCTGCCGTTTCTGGCAACAAATTTAGTTCAACTAACTTGTGCCAGGTGGCAGTTTTAGGATCCAATGGTTTGTGGACACTCTTGTACACCATGGCATGAATCCAAGACTCTGCAGAGTCTTGTTTAAAAAATCCTGAACGACAGTCCCAACCTGCAGTGGCCAACATATACATCAAACTGACCATGGTATAATGATAGTAACTTCCACTAGGCAAATGATAATCAAATTGGCCTCGAAAAAAGTTTATAGTCTGCGGCACAGCAATATACAACATTCCGCCAGTACTGGCAAGATTCCACCAATTGCTCAAGGTCTTTACAGGAGTTTGTGCGTATTGAAATGCATCATGACACCAAAGCACATCAAATCCAGAAGGAATAGAAGGTATGTTGCCATCAAAGTCAGCCTGATGATAAAACATATTTTTGTGTCGGTTAGTTAACAGCAATTCGGATGCTAGATCTATACCGGTGCATTGAATATTCAAAGGTTCTGCTTTTTCGTCTCGAGTAGTAGCAGTAGCCCACCAGGTTAAATCTTCGCCAGACCCACATCCAAGATCCAGCACAGTTTTAATGCTGGCCATAAAGTCATCATATTCGTATAACTGATTTAAAGTCTCAAGACTGTGCCGGTGACTATCACCTGGGTGTATAAATTTCATACTTGTATGTCTTCCATGCCAGCAGTGCGTAAACGTACAATATGTCCACTCATCCACGACTTTGAATCCAGACCTTTCATGATGCCTAGCCAACGATTGCGTAATAACGCTACTTCGTTTATGATAGTTTCAAAATCAATTACTTCATCTTCACCATCCACATACTTTTCTGCATCTCTACTGGTCAATGCACGGGCATAGCCTTCTAGATATTTTTGGAAATGTCTGCGGCGTATTTTGCGTAACTGTATGTTAAGATGATTTAGGATGGCTTCAATTTCTTGCAGTTGGTTGAATCTATGCTCGGTAATGCCGGGCAATGCTGTGATATTTTTTTCCACAAGTCCGCCAATACGTACATCACGCTTGGCATCTTCTAGCTCGCTTTCATAGTGAGCAATAAAATCAGGAATGTTGCTTAGATCAGCAACAACTTTACTATACCACATAGTTTAATTCCTTTAATAAATGATTATTCATTGATCCAATTAATAAAATGTGCAGGAAAAATCTGCAAATTTAAATTTCTAATTTCAACAAAACGATAAAGATATTTACGTAATTTTTCTTTTTGTTCTGCTGTATATTCTACCGTAACAGTGTCTAGTAAATCTGGCATAGTCGATTGATATAATATTTTACTTTCTGTGTCTAATACACTGGCACTTAAATAATTTGGATCTGTGCATAAATTAATTAAATCTTGTTTGGTACCAAACTGTTTGCGAAATTTTTCTAAACCGTGAATAGTTAAATTACTTACTACTGTACAAAACCGATGATTAAATCTTTTTTGTATCAGTTCTAAATTTGTTAAAAAATTAGACCAGGTGTTACCGTACCTATTAAACTCGTACAGTTCGCCGACATTTTCAGCACTAACTGTAAACGTCACAGTATCTGGTAATGTATCTAAAATTCGTTCTAGCCTTTTGGTATCAACACCAAGTCCAGTAAATATGTCCACTGGTCCTGTCAGGCTATTAACTAGTTCTGTTAGTCCGTTGTACAAAAATGGTTCCCCGCCGGTGATTTCAATTTGATTGGCAGTTTTAATGTTGCGTATTTCATTCACTATTAACTGATAGCTGTCACTAGATTTAATTGCTTTTTGTCCTAATTTTAAAACAACACGATCGTTGTTGTTAATTTGGAAACGGGTTTCATTTAAATATGGACCGTTTGTATCAATATCACGCAACCATGCTGTACTGTATTGTTTGGTACAGTAGCTGCAAGTTAAATTACAATCACTACCTAGGTTAATATGTAGTGTAGATGGACTAGACACTACATCCGTGTGTGTACGCACACTTGACAACATTTTGGTACGGCGACTTGGTAATCCAACACGTTCCGCACTCCAGCAAGTATTTTCACAACTAACTACAGGTTGATTATTTAACATTGCTTCTCGTTCAGATATTAGGGTAGGCATATTAAACAACTGCCCTGAATTAGTTTTTAACCAAGACAAATCTATTTTTTCTGGAGTAGCAGCACAACACGAAGCTATAGATCGCCGTTCTGGCTCTACTGTCATCCACCAAAATTTTTGTGAACAATAATATTGATTATCAATAATCCTCATCCTCGTAGTCGTCCTCATCATCATCTTCGTCTTCATCATCTTCTTCGTGATCTTTGAGGTAGCTAGCAAGTGCTTTTTTAACTTCGCTGTCGCTTTTAAATACTGTTTTAATTTCATCAGCATCTGCGTCGTTGTCAATCAACACACTTACTAATGTTTCGGCAGCTTCGTCACGGTCCACTGTGTTTACATATCGCTTGAGTTCATCCCAGATTTCTTTGCTTAGTTCTACTGACATCGTTATTCCTCCGTGGCTGTGTCTTCAGTACTTACCGTTTCTTTTTGATTTTTAAAATCGGTCATTACCTTGTCTAAGCAACCGTCTTCGTTGGATTCCCAAGCCTTACGGAACTGTTTAATAATTTCGCCATCGCTGGTAACAAACATCAAACGGTTACCATCTTTCTTAAGTATACCTTTTTTCTCTGCCAGGTCAGTTAAGCCACTGTATGGGTTCATGCCTGTTTCGTAAGGAATCTTAACCTGCATACCTTCAAATGGTTTGGCATAACGAGTTTTCATTACCTTACAACCGGCACGGATACCCATGACTTCACTAATCTTGTTGCCATCTTCGTCCTCTTTGAGTTTCATTTTCTTCATGGCAACAACAATACTTGACGCATAGATGAAACCTTGGCCGCCTGAGATCTTGTCATCCGGATCAAACATGTCTTGGCTTGCGTATGTATGATTGGTACATACCATTCCAACATTGAAACCACCAAACATGTTGACTGAATTACGAACCAGTGCTGTCAGTGCTTTAGGCTTACGACCCATGTCACCTTTCATATCGCCTGCTTCAAATTGGTTTACATCAGTTGGCGTCAACAACATACCCAACGAGTCAATGACCCATAATACCTTCATACGCTCGCCATCTGGCAGGGCTTTGTAGTCAATCATAAATGTTGAAATGGCTTTGGCCACGTCATCAATCATGCTCATGTTTAGTTTAAGTAACTTGTCTGCGCCGGTGTCTACACCAAGTGCGTGTAACCATGTTTCATCAAGTGCGTTTTCTGTATCAACTAGGATGACAAAGATGCCTTGCTCTTGTGCGTTCTTTACAATGTTACCAGAACAGATATAACTTTTACCTGCACCAGATTCTCCAGCAAACACTGTAATCTTGCCTAGTGGAATACCTTTGTTAAAGTCTCCTGAGATAAGATAATTCAAGGCAAAGTTGCCGGTTGAGATCCAATCAGTTGGATCATTAAATCCAATGCTTAGGCCTTCAATACTTTTGGTGATGTCCTTGCGGAACTTGCTTATATCAAATGGTTTTCCCATGGTTACTTTCCTTTATTAAATTAAATATTTTTTCTGCATACTGCTGGTGTTGTTGTGGTCCGGGATGTCTATTGTCAGAGCCTAAATCTATAAATTTTACAGTATTTCCATTTATAGGTAAATCTTGAGTCAAGTCAATAAAATTTTCAAAATCTATCAACTTTACCTGACTTGTAGCACTAATATGAATACTTTCTAAAATATTTTCCCCGTTTATTTCATTAAAATTTAAATCTACATCGCATTTAAGTGTTTTATTTTTTGGTGTTAAAAGGCAATGCAAACGTATTTTATCTTGATCAAATTCAGTGTTTTTTAGTTTTTTAGTTCCTAATTCTTCATAATCAGAGGATGAAAAGCTATATATTATGCCACTTATTTCTTGTTTATCAAGTAAAAATCTTATTATTTGAATGCTTTCTTCCTTAGTCATTCCTATCCAAAATGCAGATAAAAATAATGGTTCATTAGCATCAATTAAAGATTCAACTTCTGAGTTTGTTAGGAATTCGTTTTCAGGAGTTTGTTCGGAATCCATTTGTGAATCAGCACCTTGAATTTGCTCAACAGAGCTTTCTTCCTTAATATCATTGTTATTGCACGAAAACAGGAAAGAACATATAAAAAACAGAAAAGATAAATAGGCTCTCATCAATATTTTTTGATTATAAAATTTGTAAAGCTAGCAAGTT